GGCAGCGATCAAAGGGCACGCGCTGAGACGCGTGAGGATGAACTGGCCGCGCTCCGTGAGCGAATCGATAGCCTGGACCTGCGACTCCTCGGCGTTAGGGAGTCACTCAGGGCGTGGCGGGCAAAATTGAGCAAGCGCCTCGATTCCATCGGAACAGAACCGGAACAGAACCGGAACAGTTAGCATATAGTGTATGGAGCCACGCGCGCAGACGCGAGGCCACAAGATCCCGGCGCCCCCGCTGACCACACGCGATGTGGTCCGGTACCCCTCTATTATCCGGCTCTCTCAGCGGGTGGCTGCCGAATTTTTTTTGAGCAAAATCAGTGACTGACAGGGATAAAAACTCCGGGCCTACGCGAGAAAGCGGTGAAATTGCTGCTGTCTGGGTAGACATTGCCGAGCTTAAGCCTTGGGCGAAAAACCCGCGACTGAACGATGCCGCGGTGCCAGCAGTGGCGGCGAGCATCAAGCGTTTCGGATTCTCATCCCCGATCATTGCTCGGCGTGAGGACGGTGAAATCATCGCAGGTCACACGCGTATCAAGGCAGCGGAGACGCTGGGACTCACGCGTGTGCCCGTGCGTTACATGGATTTAGATCCGGCTGATGCTCACCTGCTCGCAATCGCTGACAACAAACTGAACGAAAAGGCGGACTGGGATGAGTCGCTTGTCGCGAGCATACTTTCTGAGTTTTCGCTCGATGATGCGGCGCTAGCAGGGTTCGACTCGAATGAGCTGGAAAAGCTCGGGAGTGGTGTTCTTGGCACGCCGCCCGATGAGTTCCTGTCATTTGACGAGGGGCTGCCAACAGATCACATGTGCCCCAAATGCGGATTTGAGTTCTCTTGACCAAGCCGCCTTACACGGTGCCAAGCATGGGAGAGATCCGCGCCCTTCCCTGGAACGGCCGCAACGTCATATCCACATTCTCAGGCGGCGGAGGCTCGTCACTCGGCTACAGAATGGCCGGATGTCGGGTTCTTCTCGCGAACGAGTTCATTGAGTCCGCGCGGGATTGTTATCGCGCCAATTGTTCCCCGTCGACTATCATCGACGCCCGGGACATCCGCACGGTACAGGGCGCTGAGCTTCTGGAAAATGTCGGGCTCAAGGCTGGCGAGCTAGACATCCTCGACGGTTCCCCACCGTGCGCGTCTTTTTCAATATCTGGCAAGCGTGAGAAGGCGTGGGGAAAAACCAAGCGCTACTCAGACACCACGCAGAGAACGGACGATCTGTTTTTTGAGTACATCAGGCTAATTGACGAGATGCAGCCGCGCGCGTTCGTTGCGGAAAATGTTAAAGGCCTCGTTATCGGCAGCGCAAAGGGTTACTTCAAGCAGATCCTTAGGCGTATGAAAGCCAGTGGATATAGGGTCTCGGCGCGCGTCTTAAACGCTGCATGGCTCGGCGTCCCTCAGTCTCGTCAGCGCCTAATCTTTATAGGATTCCGCGAAGATCTAGGGATTGATCCGGTTCACCCGTCGCCTCTGCCGTTTCAGTACACTGTGCGGGATGCCATGCCGACAGATGGATTTGTTGAGGCTGAATCGCTATCCGCTGGTTACGCTGTCGGGCGCGAGTGGGCTAGGACTAAGCCAGGGACATCTTCTGACAAATACAATAATCTTTGCCGCGCTAGCTTTGATTTGCCGTCCCCAACGGTAACAACGCGCGGTGGTGATAGGAGCGCTGCGAGCGTAATGCACCCCGCTGAGTGCAGAAAATTTAGCCTTCAGGAACTCCGGCGAATATGCGGCTTCCCTGATGATTTTGCTCTTACTGGCGGATTTGAAAAAAGCTGGGAGCGCCTGGGCCGAGCGGTCCCGCCTGTGATGATGTCGCACGTCGCCCGCTCCGTCTGTGCGTCACTAGACGCGGCGGGTGTCAAGTGAGCGCGCCAAGCTCCGGTCACGCGCCCATGGCAAGGTGGCAGTTTGATGAAACTGTTACCGCTTGCTTTGAGGACATGCTTCAGCGGTCCATCCCACAGTATGATGTGATGCGTGGCGCGGTGTCTGAGCTCACTGATAGGTTTCGGGTTCATCGTTCACACATTCTAGACCTCGGATGCTCTAGGGGCGATGCCATCGCTGATGCCGTTTCAAGGTACGGCGATGAACAGTCCTATTATGGGTGTGATGTTTCTGAGCCGATGCTCAAGGTCGCAACCGAGCGCTTCGCTAACATCCCGCATGTCAGCATTGAGCGATGCGACCTACGCGAGCGGTTCCCTGATGTCGGGCTCGCTAGCGTCACCCTCTCTGTTCTGACTCTTCAGTTTATCCCTATCAACTATCGACAGAACATCGTCGCGAGAGTGTTTGAAAACACGCAAAAGGGTGGCGCGTTCATCATTGTGGAAAAGGTACTCGGGAACGGCGCAAAAATCGACGCTGCGCAGGTCGACTCTTACCACGGCGTGAAGATGCGTAACGGCTACTCCAAGGAAGAAATCGCCAGGAAGAGCATGTCGCTTGAGGGTGTTCTCGTGCCGGTCACGGCTGAATGGAATGAAACACTCTTGCGACGCGCTGGCTTCTCTGAGGTTGACTGCTTCTGGCGATGGATGAATTTCGCCGGCTGGATTGCGGTGAAGGCGTAATGGCAGGCCCAGGAAAACCAGGACGCAAAACCAAGTGCGTCCCTGAGATCACAGACAAGATCCTCGCACTAATCCGAGGCGGAAACTACCGGGACACCGCTTGTGCGGCTGCCGGCATCGACTCGCGCGTTATGCGTGAGTGGTTGATTAGAGGCGCGAAAGGCGAAGAACCTTTTGCCACTTTCTCTGCCGCGATGGATGAGGCAGAGGGCGCAGCCGAGGCGCGCCACGTGCTAACAATCACATCAGCGTCAAAAGAAGATTGGCGCGCTGCGGCATGGATACTCTCGCGAAAATATCACAAGCGCTGGGGAGATAAAATTCAGGTCGAGGTCATGGAGACGATGGAAAGTCTCCTCGGGCTAGTGGAGGAAATAGTCGGACGTGAGTGCAACAATGAGGTCGCGGCCAGGGTACTCGAGGAAGTTACTCGCCGATTTGGCGGCGAAACGCCTAGCGACTCTAGGGGCGACGAAGCCCCCATGCATTGACGGTGTATGGTCACCGAACCCGGGGCCACAGTCGCAATTTTATCACTCCGCGTGCCGAGAAATCCTATATGGCGGCGCCGCAGGCGGCGGTAAGTCGAGCGCACTCACGGCGCTGCTACTAAAATATTCACATCTCAAGGGCTTCCTTGGCGTTGTTTTTCGCCGGACATCCGGTCAATTCAATGACCTGATTTCTAAGTCTGAGGACCTGTTCCCGAGGGTCTACCCGAATCTTAAGCCTGTCTATTCCCCGCACTTTGTGTGGGAATTCCCGTCCGGCGGAACGGCTAACTACCGACACTGTCAGCACGACAAGAATGCGAAGGACTACGATGGCTGGGAAATCAACTTTCTGGGATTCGATGAGCTAACGCATTTCACGCGCCGGCAATATCTCGCGCTTTGCGCTCGCGTGCGCTCGGCAAAACCGGGCCTGCCTACAATCATCAGGGCCACATCTAACCCGGGCGGCGATGGTCACGAGTGGGTTTTCGAGCGCTGGGGCGCATGGCTAAATCCAGAATTTGAAGCGGAGGGCCTGGAACGTCGATTTGATTCCGAAGGAAGGCGCGCACCGCCAGCAAGGCCCGGCGAAGTGCTTTGGGTGCGTCGGGTGAGAGGCGCTGAGGTGTACTCACGAGAGGATACGGGACAAGGCGCGCTTAGCCGCACGTTCATTCCGGCGCTTGCTCGAGACAACCCGCATCTAACGAAAAACGATCCTGACTATCTAGCGCAGCTAGAGGAGTTAGATCCGGTCACGAAACAGCAGTTGCTTTACGGCGACTGGCTCGTTAGGCCGGCAGCCGGCAAATATTTCAAACGCACATGGGTGGAATTTGTAGACGCCCCTCCGGCTGACACACTTAAACGGTTTCGAGCATGGGACCTCGCTGGGACTGAGAAGAAAGACAGCAAATCAGACCCGGACTGGACTGTCGGCGGGCGCTTTAGCATCGATCGCGATGGGCACTTTTACGTTGAGGATATTGTTCGCACGCAGGGCAACCCGGGCGAGGTGAAAAGACTCATTCAGGCCACGGCTGAAATGGATGGCGTCGGAACGTCGATATTCCTCCCGCAGGATCCAGGCCAGGCCGGCAAATATCAGGTAACTGATATGCGCAAGGCGCTCTTCGGGTTCATTGTTAAATCAACACCGGTGACGGGTGACAAGCTCTCTAGATTTGGGCCGTTTTCGAGCTACGCACAGGGCGGACTAGTTCGCATTGTGCGCGGGAAATGGAACGAGGCATACATCGCTGAGCTTGAGTCGTTCCCCGAGGGGGCAAAAGACGATCAGGTAGACGTTACTTCAGACGGGTTCCGCATGGTCGGCAACGTCAACCGCATGGTCCTGGCGTTCGCTAAGACAAAATAATTTATTCGGGCGCGCATGGCAAAACTAAACGAAGCATTTAAAAAAGCGCGCTCTGCATCGAGTCTTGAAGACGCTTCTTTTCTGCGCATGGCGGAGCATCTCGACGCTTGGGAAAACCAGGTCACAGGGTTCGGCACAACGCGCGATAAGACCACCTACGGACGCTTTAGATCGTCCTGCCTTCTCGGCGACCAGGCTCTATCAGACCTCTATCACTACTCAGACATCGCCGCGCGCATGGTCGACGTGGTCCCGGATGAAATGTTCCGCGAGGGATTTACGGTCCAGTTTGACGACGAGGATAAGACCGTCGAATGCGCAGAGAAGTTTGAAGAGATCATGGTGCGCGAGATGTTCGCGGACGGTGTTCGATGGGGGCGAGCCTTCGGCGGCGGAGCCGTGCTAATCGGAGCAGACGATAAGCGCCCGTCCGACGTGCCTCTCATCCCTGAAAGAGCCAACGACATTTCTTGGCTCTATGTGTTTGATCCCAGGTACATCTACCCACGGACATACTACCGCGACCCGTCGCACCCAAAGTTCGGGCGTCCTGAAACTTACATGGTCACGAGCCCGACGGGCAGAGTGACGACGATGAAAACCGTCCACGAGACGCGCTTGATTATTTTCGGCGGCGCGAACACTGGAGAGCAGGAGCGCGAGG